TTATATCAAATGGATCAAACTTACTATTTAAGAATTCAGCACCTGATACTGCTGCCATTAATACTTTTCTTTGAAATTTTACAGAATTTGTTGTATCTCTTTGTTTCTTTAATTTTATATATTCATTTCTCATTTCATCTAAATTTGAATTCATATTATAATTTGTAGATGTTCTCACACCTTGATTTTGTAATTTAGAAAATTTATATAATAAATCTATTTTTTCATTCTTTATTTCTGTTTGTGATAATACATGTACCGGCTTATATTCTTCTGGTGCTATATTATTCATTATTGGATCATTAATGGGATCTATAGATATGTTTTTTTGTTGTACAGGTTCTGAATTATTTGGTTCATCTTTAAAAAATGAATGACTTTCTGAAATATCTGTTTTTACAGATTTAATTTCATCTGACATATTTGATTTTGGTGAACTATTTCCACCAACTAATAAATCTATACCTATTGTATCGTTATTACTTAAATTTGTATTTATATTTTTAAAATCTTCATCTAAATTAATATCAAGTTGGTCCATATATATTATAATTAAAAATAATTATTATATTTAATACGCATACTTTTAAATAATTAATTAAATATTAAATATATCTCCAACATTTTGAGGTAATTCATCTATATTTATTTTATAATGTTCTTGAATTTCTGATAATGATTGTTGATCTCTTTGACCTATTAAATTTATCGCTACACCTTTTCTACCATATCTACCTGATCTTCCTATTCTATGTATATATGTTTCTTTAGACCTTGGTAAATCAAAATTAATTACTAAGTTTAATTGTTGAACATCAATACCTCTTGCTAATAAATCTGTAGATAATAATAATCTTGTTTTACCATTTTTAAAATCTATTAATTTACTTTCACGTTCATCTTTAGTTATTTCTCCATGAATATAATCAACTGGATAATTATTTTTTATTAATTCTTCATAAATTCTCATTAATTTATCTTTATAATTTACATAAATTATACATTGAGATATATTTAATAAATTATATAAATCTACTAATGTATCATATTTCCATTCTTCATTTGCAATTACTTTAAATTGTTTTATTCCTTCTAAACTTACATTTTCATGTTCTACTATAATTGTTTCAGGACTATTTAAAAATCTATTACTCAATTCTACTGTCTCTTCTGTTCTTGTAGCACTAAATAAACATATTTGTGTATCTTTTGGAATATATTGAATAATATTATAAATATTATCTCTAAATCCATAAGATAACATTTCATCTGCCTCATCAAATACTAATAATTTTATATCTTTTGTATATAAATATCTTCTATTTATCATATCTAATACTCTACCTGGTGTACCTATAATAATTTCTGGTTCTTTTTCTAATTCTCTTTTACATTCATCTAAATTTGTCTTCCCTACTACTTTTAATATATTTACATTCATATATTGACTTAATGCTTTCATTACATCATAGTTTTGATTTACTAATTCATATGTAGGATTTAAAATTAATACTTGTGTTTTTTTTAAATCTGTATCTAATAAATTTAATGCACCTATTGTAAAAGCACCTGTTTTACCAGTTCCAGATTGTGCTTGAGCATATAAATCTTTTTTAGAATTAATTACTGGTAATGCTTTACATTGAATATCTGATGGATTCTCAAATCCATGTGAGTATATACCTCTTAATAATTTTTCATTCAATTCAAAATCGTCAAATGTTGTCATTCCCTTATATATTTATAATTAAATTATCTTTAATATATTAATCTTTAATATTTAACATTTTTTTTATTCCTTTTATATCTGCTCCTTTAAATGTATTTATACATTCTTTATCTTTCATTAAACAAAATGATGGCATTGATTCTATTTTAAATATTTTACATATTTCAGAATTATCTTCTTGATCTACATCTAATTTATATATATTTATTAAATCTTTATTTAATTTTTTATATAAATCTTCTAATTCTGGATATATTTTTTTACATGGACCACACCATTTTGCTGTAAAAAATAATAATATATATTGTTCACAATCTAAACAATTTTGTAAATTTTCTAATCCAGATATATATTCCATATTTATAATATATATATTTTATATTTATTTAATTAACTTATATTATTAATTTATCTCTTATAGGGTGTCTATTTGACATATATCTTAATTTAAATACTAAATTTCTCTGTAATCCTACCAATGTTAAACCTAATATTAAATCTATTACTTTTATATATGTCTCATTTAATTTAAAATATTTTATATACTTTTTTACAATATAATAATGAAATATATATATTAATATTCCTAACAATATTATATGTATTAATATTGTTATAAATATTTCTAAATCTGTTGATTTATCTAATTTATGATCTATATAAAATAGATGATCAACCATCGGAGCAAATACTAATAACAATGTTGCTGACAATATTGCTAAAAAAAATACAGATATGAAATTTAATTTCATTATAATATATAATATATATTATTCATAATCATATTCACTATTACTACTACTTTGAGAACTATTCTCTAATGTTTCTATATATTTATCTTCTTTTTCCATTTCCATATGATATTCATATCTCTCTATATCATATGGTGATATTTCTATCTTAAATTTTTCCACATTCTTTTTATATAATAAAGGCATCGGATCTTTATTGAAATCTTCTAAATTTATAACACTATCCCAATAATTATTATATTTTTTATGTAAATCTTTACTACATAAATATGAACATACATATTTATCATTATTATCAATGTTCATATGTATGAAATATTTTTGTTTACATTTTGAACATGTATCACACACATATTCAATATCTCCTTTTACTTCTTCTTTACCATTCAATTTATCAGAGAAAGACATCTTATATTTATTATTAATATTATCTAAAACTAAATTTCAAATTTAAAATCTCTTAATCTCTTTTAAATAATTTTCATTATATTTTTCTGTTTGAGTATATATTAATTTAAGAATTGTTCTATATCCGTTATTTATAGGTGAAACACAATGTATATTTTCTTGTGCTTTTACTATTATTAATGAATTAGGTTTTGTATATATTTTATTATTCCATCCTAAATATGAATACCAATTTGTATAACTATCTGATTCATTTTCAATAGTATAAACCATTTCATATTGTGGTTTTTCATATAATAATGTATCTTTATGACACTTCATACCTTCTGAACCTGATGGATAAACTCTGAATTCTATTGGAAAATCTGATTTCTTTATATCTTCATTTATAATTTCTTTTATTTTATTTATATATTTTTCTGAATAAAATATATTATTTATTTTATTCTCTAAAATTGGTTTTATTAATCTAAATTTCTCAGACTTTAAATTTTTTATACTTCTTGTATAATTTTTTATATAATTATATTCTTCATTTGTTAAAAAATTATCTATATAATACACTTCATCTTTTTTTAAATATATTAAATATAATAATAATAATAATACTAATATAATTAATATTATACTTAAAAACATATATACTATAATATAAATATTTAAAAAAATAGTAAATTTGAAATATACTTATATATATTTTAAATATGACAATGGTTACTAAAGAAGATATTCTTGATTATATTAATAATAATTATTATGAAACAATTTATAATATTCATTTATTTAAAAAATCTATTACAAATGAATTAATTAATTTATTTAATAATATTTCTAATAATCCTAATAATTTACAACATAATTCTCAAAAATATTTTATAGAATCTATTATTGATGAAATTTCTGAAAAATATAAAAGTTTTTACATTAGAAAAAATAAATTAAATAATCTATTAAAATTAAAATTACCTGAACAAAGATCTCCTGAATGGTATGAATTAAGAAAAAATATTTTAACTGCTAGTTCTTTTGCTTCTGCTATTGGTAAATGTCATTTTACATCAAGAGATGAATTAATATATAGTAAAATTGTGCCCCAACCATATGAAAGTTCTCCTATAACTGAATGGGGAGTAAAATATGAAGAAATTGCTACATTATTTTATCAATCTATTACTGGAACTGTTGTTAGAGAATTTGGTATGATTCCTCATCCTACATTTCCTATATTTGGTGCTTCTCCTGATGGTATTTGTGATGATAGTGGACCTATGGAATATTGTTCTAGAATGCTTGAGATTAAATGTCCACCTAAAAGAAAATTTACTAAATCTGTCCCTGAACATTATTGGATGCAAATGCAAGGACAACTCGAAGTATGTGATCTATATGAATGTGATTTTCTCCAAGTAAAACTAGAAGAATATGATACATTTATAAATTATAAAAGTGATTTATTTGATATCTCTGAACCATATAAATCTATTAATAAATCTTATGATAATATTATTATTGGTAAAACTAAAGAAAATTTACCAAAAGGTGTTACAATAAGTTATATTAAACCTGGAGATCCACCTGAAAAATTATCATATTTATATCCTAAATTATATCAAACTGATGAACAATATTTAGAATGGATTGATGAATATATTAAAAAAGGTTATAATATTGTTGAAACAAAATGGTGGAAAATTACTAGATATGAATTATCATTAGTTAATAGAGATAAATTATGGTGGAATAATAATATTCAACATATTATTAAATTTTATGATGATTATATTGAATATAAAAATAATCCTGATAAACTTGAAGAACTCAAACAAAGAATTAATAATAAAAAAAAATATAAAAAAAATGAAATATTTATTCCTAGTGAACCTCCTAAACTTCCAACATGTGCTTTCATTGACTAATTTCTTCATTAGAAAAATTTGAAATCAACATCTAAATTTTTTTGTAAATTACAATCACTTCTGAATTACATAATCCTATAAATATGAACAAAATCCTCAATCTGTTTGCTTCTCTCGTACCAGATGCTGATGATGAGATGCAGAAAAGACTTGTCCAAATTTGGTCTGAGAACAAAGAAATCCACGAATTTCTTATGTTTGATGATATCCCGGGTGAAAAATCACCTGATATCCCACTAGAATCACCCAAAAAAGAAAAGAAAAAATCTGAAAAAAAAGAATCTGTAAAGAAAGAAGAAAAGAAAGAAAAGAAGTTTGATCCTGTCAACTTTTTGAAGAAAAATCCAGAAACTGTTATTGAGTTTATTCAGGAAAATCCTAAGAAACCTGGTAGTAATTCTCATGAAAATTATGAAAAGTATAAGAGTGCGACTACATTTCAAGAATTTCTAGATAGTGGTGGTGAAAATAAACATATTCGGCACGATTTTAGTAAAGGTTTTATAAAGATTCTTGATGATAGTGTTGAAAATGTTGAATATGAACCAAAAAAGAAAAAAACTCCTGTGAAAAAGAAGCCTAATAAAGTTAAAAAAGAAGTTAAAAACAAAGTCAAAAAAGAAGAAATTGTTATTCAAGCAAAAAATAGTGAAGAAGAATCTGAAGAAGATGTAGTGCCTTTCAAACCATTTGGAGATATTAAATCAGATTCAGAAGACGATAATAATGTAGAAGATGATGATGAATGGTCTATTAAAACTGTAGATGGTGTAGATTATGGTTATAGTTCAGATAATTTGCTAATTGATAAAACTACAGCAGAACAAATTGGATATCTAGATGATGATGGAACAATTGATTATATAGATAATGGAGAAGAAATTCATGAAAAAAATAAAATAAAATAAAATAAAATAAAATAAAATAAAATTTGAAATATATATTTTTTTTATATTTAAATATGGAATTTTCACCTTTAAAAATTTTAGATAATGATGTTTCAAATATGTTATGTAAACAAATTAGAATTTCAAGAGAAAAAGAAGCTAGAAAATTTCATGATAATTTATTTCATAATGGTGAGAAATTAAATAAAGAATATCATGATATAATTTTAAATGTATATTTTCAAGAAAATGATTTATTAAATTATTCAAATGTAGAATATATGAATAATTTATTAAGTGATAAAAAAGTATTTAATAAAACATGTGATATGATTAAATATTATTATGAACAACATATACAAAATACTAAATTACAAAGAACATAAATATGTAATAGATGAGTTAAAATCTTTATAAGCATTCTGATATTCAATGCCACCTGGAAAAGTACCACATTCAGATGGAGATAATAAAGTAAAATCATTTAAGAATTTTTTTTTAATTTTATAATATTTTGGTGGGATATATGTTTTTCTAAACCAAAAACTTTTCCATATATCTTGAATATAAATTGCTGATGTATATCTTTCAATTAGTTTATATACATTATAATTATTTCTTTTTTTATGATACATATAAGGGGTTAAACCTTCTAAATTTTTAATTGTATAATCGGCGCCATTTTCTAATAATTTTGATATTATTTCAGGATCATGTTGAACATGTAATGGTGTATTACCTATTATATTTTTATGAGAAATATTTTGATTATATTTATAAAATAATTTAATAATATTTGAATTTATAAAAGGTTTAAATAATAAAGTTTCATATGCTAAATCAAAATTATAAATATTATTTTCAAAACAATGTTTTAATAATATTTCTAATGAATTTATATCTTTTTGTAAAAATATTGGTGTAATTGATATATTATATTCTGAATATGGATCATATCCTCCTTCTATTAACATTACATTATAATAATGATTAAGTTTCCAATTTTTAGAATTATATATAAAATTATTTATAATTGGATTATATTGTAATAAATATTTAACAGATTCAGGATCTTTTTGCCAATATAATGGTGAAAAATCATATACATCTTTTGGATTGGGTATCGCACCTCTATCTATTAATAATCTAATAGTTTTAAAATCTTTTTGAAAATGTATGGGTTTATTATCTAATGAATTACTTATATTAGGATCACCGCCTTTATCTAATAAATATTTCATAGTTTCATATGGTTGTTTAATATGTAATAAAGATAAATCAAATATAATAGAATGTAATTTATTTGGATGAAAATTATATTCATTGAATATATTTTTTAATAAATCAATGGAAGGTTCATTGTAAAATTTATAAATTAAATTAGTCATTATCAATATTTATAATTAATATAATTTTAAATTATTTTTTAGATTTTCTTTTTGATTTTCTCAATGTATTTCTTTTAGAAGATTTTTTAAATGATTTCTTTTTAATAGATTTCCTTTTAGAATATTTCGGTGATTTTTTAATAATTTTTTTCTTGGATTTTTTATTGGTTTTTCTTTTCCTATTTTTTTTTCTAAGAGATTTCTTTTTAGAGTATGAAAGACGTTTAGAGGCACCGCCGACGACCTCGACGTCCACGGCCTCTGCCGCGGCCTCTGCGCGTGGATCCGCGAGCATTGCACGCCGGCGTTTCTGCGCATTTTCCTTCCAACGATCGTCCGCAGACGGGTTGAGCAGCTCTTCAACCTCCAGCCCACCCCTGTAGCCGGGGGTCTCAACGACCCACTGATTACCGCTATGAAAATTCCAATACGTACCCAATTCGGATGGCTCCAAGCCCCGCGCCGCCGCTTCCGCAATGTTTTTGTCGATGTTCGTCTGGTCAAATTCCAAATGAGGTAAAGGGAAGTATACGGAACCATTGGCATCAGTTGAGGGATCACTACGCCGAATCGATTCGATTCCGTAAATCATTTTATCCGTTGGCGGTATAGGAGGCTCAAGGGTATTCGGATCAAGGAACGGGGTGTCGTAGCCTTCGGCATGAAAGTTGCCGCTCACGACGTACCCATCCGAGTACCTCACTATTAAATTATTACCGCCGACCTGCTCCACCCCGCCCCCGCCTTGGGCCACCTCGATCTCCAACTCTAAGAGGTCACCTTCCGGATCCCTTACTGTATATCTATTTCCATTTACCTTTTGTATTGTGACTTGAGTAGCCGGGGATTCCCACCAGCGATCAGGATTAGCTGGATCTATCACTGGATCTCTCAGGGGAATCAATATTTTCTCCCCTCTCCGCTCATACTCTTTGAGTTCTTCAGCTGTTTTAAGATACATGGATTGTAAGAGTGATTCTTGTATTTTAATTGAGAAATGCACAAGGTATTTAACGAAGTATGCGCCGAGGTCATCGCGCAAGCCGTGGGGCAGGTGCCGCCGACGCGCCGCCAGCAGGGCGGTTGCACGCAAGGTGTATGTATCCGTATCATTCATTTTAACAATGGGGAGAGAGAGAGATTGTAAAATAAGGTAGGGGGATAACCCTTCGTTATATTTTTTACCAACATAAGTTCTAGCTAATATATAAAATGATGACTCGTCGTCTGGCTCCTCCTGCCCCAACAGCCTCCCCACCTCCACTCCGGCCGCCGTTGCCGCCCACTCCGCGCCCGCAACAAGTGTGCCGATCTCATTAATCTTCAGAATTCTCATGTCAATGTCCTCCTCCAGCGACACAATCATCCAAAATATAACTGTTACAAATAATAATAAAAAATTAAATAATTCTTTATTATAATCCGATCTGCTCATCATATTAGCGATGGTTTCTATCAGCCTGTTGAAGGTACTAAATTCGGGGTGTGGCACTTGAAGAAGAAAATCGGCGTACTGTTTTTCAATCAAGTCAAGATAACCACCAAATGGTGCGTTTGCTACTACCATTTCCATCAATTTATCATCAATTTCCAACGCGCTATCCACACCTTCCTGTATATGGGAAACCAGCTGTCCCATGTCTGTCTCCATTAAACCGTATAACCCCAACTCCTGAACAGATTCTTTCAACGCCGTGGCGTATAATAGTGCGGTCGGGTCAGTCATGGCGCCGGCGACCACGGCCTCGGGCAGCGACTCACGGTCTGCAATGGGAATTTGCACCCACATTCCCGTATTCCAGTACGGATTTAGATCTACGGCACCGCCCTCGCTCGCGGGGTTGGGCACCACGGTGCGAACGTCCGCGCCGATCATCCCGATGTTGTTGGGTTGTCCATCCGCGCTGTAGCCCAGATCGCCCTTCTCAAGGTAGGCGGCGGGGAATCGCACGACGTATGGAAACTCGACTCCCTCGTTGATCGCCACGAGGATGCCTATCGTCCCCAAGGGGACGACTTTGGCAGCCGTGATTGCGAATGGGCCAGTCCAAAACACCTGCGCCCCTAATGCCAGCGTCTCCGAGAAAATATCGCTTTTGTTCGCGCGATGGTGATTGACTTTTTCCTCGGCCTTTTCCAGGAGTAAACGAACTTGTTCGTTGCCCTCCTCGTCATCAAAAATTTCGGTCAGAAGCATAAGTTCTTCAAAATTTTCAGCCTGTAGCATTCTACTAAAGCTGTTCCACTGCTTTAACACTCGTTTTTTTATAATAATTTCTTTTGTTGCCCGCTTCCACTCCGCCCCCGAGGCCTTGGTGCCCCCTTTTAAATTTCTACCTGCACCGCCACCGCCGGTAAATATACCTAGCGCCTTTTTCATTCCTGTGACGCCTTTTCCCTTAATTGCCTCCCAATCCAGCGAGACGTTCTTCCCAAAAATTGCCGTTTGAGCAAATGTTGTAAATATTCCTAGATCTAAACCCATAAATTGTGCAATTGTGACTATTCTGGAGGAAGAATTGCTGGCACTAATTGCAGCTGCTTTGAAAAGGCATGCAGACAGACAGACATGCCTTGTTGAATCTGCTTTTGCGCCCCCGACTTGATTACGATTAACCAGCGCACCACCACCACCACGCAGTCCGGCAACGGTGTTGAGGACTTTAGTCATATTTCCAGATATACCCTTTACATTATTCGCACTACAATCTGCTAATTGGTTTAGTAAATCATTATAAATTGCATCTTTGCATGCCTGGTCGCCGGGCATCGCCGAGAGGCGCGCAGGTATTGTCCTGTCGTCGGCGGCGGCCTCGTTGAAGTCAGCAGCCCCAGCCGTGCTTGCAGGAGGGATGTTCACACCCGCGAGAACGGCGAGGACGGCGGCTTTGTCGCAACCGTTCGGCGGCGGCCTGGAGTCATCCGCATAAGATACCTTTAAATCATTCAAAACCTTATTTCCAAAATCTTTTCGCCACGCCGAGGGATGTACCACCGCGCCCCTGTCCTGGGACAATAAACGATTTAAAATTTTTTCTTTGATATTATCTACATCTACGCCAGAAGCAGAAGCAGCACTTTGGATAGCAGTGGGATCATTCGTCGCACGCCCGTTCGCCACACTAAATTCAGCCTTATTTAAATCAAGCATGGTATTAATAACTGGATCATTATTTTTCATTGCATTACATTCTACATGAGACCACATATAAGTTCCTACATTACAAGAGGTTTCCAGTGCTGCTCCGGTAAACTTGGTTCCCGGGAGACCCAACATTAAATTTCTCTGCCAGTTTTCGTATGGAACCTTGAGTTTATTCCTCTGCGTCGGCGTCATCTTTTTGTATAACAATTCCAATATACTCTTAGATTCACTAGTTTTTAGTCCATGGCTCAATGCCATCTTAAATACAGGTATAACATGTTCACATTCTGGTCCCCCAGTCCAACAATGCGGATCTACCAAGTCATTAGTTCCGGCGGCGGAGCCGTCGACCTCATCTTGGTATTTTGTGACAAGGGCATGCTTCTCGGCCAACTTGGCATTAGCATCTGTTACAGCAGCAGCTGCTGCAGCTGCTTCAGCTACAGCAGCAGCTGCTGCAGCTGCTGGATCTGCTGCTGCTGCTGCTGCTGCTGTTGCTGCCGCCGCCCCCGCCCCCGTCGCTGCCGCCGCCGCCGCCGCCGCCGCCGCCGCCAACGCTGCTGCTGCTGCTGGATCTGCTGCTGCTGCTGCTTCTGCTGCGGCTGCTGTAGCTGATGCAGCTGCAGCAGCTACTGATGCTGCAGTCACGGCCTGGACTTTTGCTTGTTGTCGTAGGAATCCTGCTTTGGCATCACGTAATAATTTCTTCCGTGAATTTAAGCTATTTTTTCTGGGGATAGATCCAAATATGGGTTGACAACAAAGATAACATTTCATACCGTTGTGAAATTCAGTGGCCGCCAGAATACATTGCTTTTCAGCGCCACCTACCTCGATGTCATCCCTGGAAACCTGATTCTTCTTCTGCAGGTCAAGTTCACTCGGGATGCTGCCAAGGAACTTGCGCGCAGCTTGTGGTGAGCCAGACATATTCTTTTTATAATATAACATAGAAAAAAAAAATAAAATATTTATATATATATAAAATGAAAATAAAAGATGTACCAATTTCTAAAAAAAGTTCTATAGGATCCATGGAAACTTTAGGTGAGATTCATTATCATTATCAAAAATATGATAATATATTTAATTTCTTCGATATTTTAATGAAAAAAAATGATGATATTAAAAAAGTTTTATGTATCCCTGACGTTGGTAGAAAATGGATGAGGTCTTTTTTAAAAGTTAATTTAAATAAAGATGATTTAGATACCAGTGAATTAATGATGAAAAATGTAAAACCTGTTGACCCTGAAGTATCTATAGATTTATTCAATCAAATGATTAAAAAATGTAAAAAAAGAATTATTGCTGTCACTGTTCAATTAATTGTTGAAGGTAAACCTGGTACTCATGCCAATATGTTAGTTATTGATGCTAAAAAGAAAACAGTAGAATTATTTGAACCTCATGGAAAACGCTCAGAACAAACAACTATGGATAGTTTAGAAGGTGCCTATAATATTTCAGATAAATTATTAAAAAAATATTTTGAAAAATTCTTCCCTGAATATAAATATATCTCTCCAAAAGATTATTTGCCATCATATGGATTTCAAGCAAAAATTGATGCTTATAGTGGTTTGTGTGTAACTTGGTCAACTATGTATTTACACTATAGAGTTTTAAATCCTGATTCAAATAGTAAAGAAATTACTAAACATATTAAAAAAAAAGTTAATAAAGAATTTTTATTAAAATATGCTAAATATATTGAAGAAACTGTAAAACATAAAAATTAAATTTGATATTTAAATATTATTTATTTAAAAATAATAAATATGGAATTAGTTGAACAAAATTATGATCAAGCAATCCAAAATATTATTAAAGTATATCTGGCACAAATGAATT